TCTTTGGTGGAGCTGGCCGGAATCGAACCGGCGTCTTACTTAACTATTCTTTCAGGTCATCAAACAAATTCCTTAACATTATTATTTAGTTCATACAATTTCTTGGCTTCCCATATTTTATCTATCCAATCATCTCGTTTCTCTACAAATAATTGGGGCTGCTCGCTATCAACTGCAATGATTACTACTACTTGTGGAACTGGTATCTTTGTTAGTTCTTCATATGCTACTGCGTAAAAGGCACATTGTGCAAAATAACTTTCACACCACTCTTTCTTCTTGGTTCTGTTACTAGTCTTGTAATCTATCACAGACAACTTACCATCAAACTCAGCAATCAAATCTGTCCTACCAGCAACACCGAAATGATCTGAGTATAGTCCAAGTTCTACTCCATGAATGTTATCTATTCTTTCAAGGAACGGTTCAATGGTCTTGAATAGTTCTGTAATGTGGGGTAACTCTCCCGTGAGAAATTCATCTTTGTTTTGGATATAGGACTCACAGACAGAATGTAAGCGAGTGCCTCTACGTGAGGCTTTACCAGAGATTTTGTTTGCTTCGGTTTCTCCAACACGTTTTCGCCAAGCCTGTATTGAAGCTTTGGAGAACTCGCCAAGTATAGATGTGATAGATGGATATAATTCACCGGCTGGAGTTGCATAGAACCTCTTACCATTTCTAGATTCATGTTGTATATTAAACGACAGTTTTGGAGACCGTCTCAAATGAGTAAACTTTTTCATACTAAATTACATTGAATGACCAGGATTTTGTCTTTTCAAATCTGTTATTTTATCTTTGAACCATCCAGGTTCTTTATTGTTGGTACTATGTCGAGTATGTATATTATCATAACCAAAATATGGTGCCGCCACTACTTGTGACACTTCACCACCACAAACTTGTGCTAAAGTCATATGTTTTGTTTCTTGAACATCTATCTCTTGTGCACATGGTGATTCTGTTGGAATCTTTCTATCGGCTATCTTTAAATCTTCTTCGAAAGTGTGTTCACATTTTTCACACTTATAATCATACGTTGGCATCTTCTAAAATCCAGCTTGGAGGTGTTCTCATGTTTTCAACTAATCCGCCCCATTTTGCATCAGTCTCTTTACATTGTTTTATATATATTTTCCTGGATGCTTCTATAGAATTTTGGATCTTATCTTCAAGTACTTCAGCAATTTCGGTGGGACCAGGAGGCGCGGTAAATTCACCTTCTGTAATATTTTTTGGTAGACGACTTAATTTATTATAAAACTTTGTCCAATCATCATGCATGGCATCATACCGATACCAGTATTCTTTATGGAGCCAGAACCACAGATCATGTAACCATTGATAGTTTGAATTATTTAATTCAACCCACCATTGAGTTGCCGGAAACACCACAACCGGAGGGTCTAATAATTTAAGTATCTCACCCTCCGGATCTAAAGTATGATGTGCATTCGCCAACAGTTTAGTATATGTTAAAATTTTCTGTTTCACATCTTTATCAGAATGTGCATAAGCACACATTTTTGGATCAATGTCTAAAAATAATATATGTATCATACTATAATTTTATATTCTCTTTGACTTATAAAAAATATGTGTATCTATTTTAGTTGTTATTGTTTTTCTCTTAGCCCATCTTGGTGCCGCAATATAACTAGCATGATAGTGAAGCGCGCCATCTGTAATGTCTGGCAATTCTTTTTGTCTCAAGAGAACATATTTTGCTAACTCTTGAGAATCTTCCCACAATCTTGATCCTTCTCTTGGTACATCACCCTTACCATCACAATACCATGAAAATTGACAACGATCTCTTTTTGGTAATACTTGACCATCACTCGCTATATAATGTGGACCCTCATAAACTACTTCACAAACAGTATTTGGATATCTATGTGAATCAACTCTATTCAATGTTACATGTGCAACGGCTAATTTTCCTGCGGTACTCTCTATTGCAGCTTCGTAAAATATATTCTTTGCCATACACAAAACTTCTTTATCATTTACTGCTAAATTTTTAATAATAACACTCTCTGCTATTTCAATTAATCCACTAGCTGTTGTGTTTTGTGGATGTATGTAATAAAAGTCACCCGTTATATGTGATGACTTTCCACCAGTGCTTCCTATGAAAAACCCGGAAGCAATGAATACAATTAGAAATAAAAGATATTTCTTCATGTTCCTCTTTTGATTGGGTTGCCGTTCTTTAAAATTTCGGTCGATTTCTTTTAGGACTTCTTATAGTTCTATCTGTTACTCCCATTTTCGAACTACTAATAAATTCCTTAATATCAAAATCTGACTCTAACATATCAGGCCCTAAAGGCCCTCGAAATTTTTCAAGAGTTTTATCATAATCTAAAATCATAACAGCATTTAATGGTTTAACAAACCTTGCTGTTACCGAACGGGGTATATCTGCCAGCTGATCATAATCTATTTGCCGAACTTCGGCTTCTCTAATCGTTTCCACTCCTGCGGATATACGCTTGAAATTAACTATTCTATTTTCAAATCGATTTACATCTATCATTTATGGTAATATTTCTGGAAAAGTTGTTTTAACTAATTTATATGTCAAACCTCTATAGTTCAACTTCTTATCTTTAACTTGAATAACAACTGCAGCCTCTTTAGGATGTAAACTTTCTAACATCAAAACAAAAAGTTGCTCTCTACGCAATTGAGTAAGTCCATCATGACCACCTTCAATGTATAAGTAAAATTTTTTAATATTGGGATATAGATACGTAGGATTGTACTCATCTGGAGAACCTATAGTTTTATATGGTGGTTCTCCTGTAGGGAGTGCAAATTTTATATCTGGATGAAAGGCATATTTTAATAAGTCCTTTAACGGAATTGATTCGTTTTCCAATAGAACTTTTTGTCTAGCTCCAAAGGAATTTGCAGCGGCTACATCCTCAAATATTAATGGAATACTTCGTACACTCATAAATTAAAACTCCGATAAATTTTCTGTTAGATTTTTTAATCTATGATTTATAAAATATGTAAGTAGTCTCTTTCGGTCACCAACTACAGCTTTTTCAAATTGTTTAGTTATATTTATACGAATTGACTCAGGTACTTCACCCAAATCAATCAACTGTTTGTTTCTATTATAGTTTCTTAACATTTCAGCATCACAATACATATCTGGATCTAAATCATACCAAGCATCCACTTTTTTCTTAGTAATCGGTTTTTGGCGTCTACCTTCATCAATAAATACGTTATCATCGGACATAATATTAGGAACACCATCGCCAACATCTCCCTTTACAAGTTTTTCATGGAGAGACCACTTAGCATCTCCTTCAACAAATTTCTTTTGGATAGGAGAATATTGTCTAACATTAAACTGATGGAGTTGGACAAAATCTTTATCACTTGACAATATCAATGTTCGTTCATTTGCTAGTCCTACTAAGATAGCAATAACATCATCGGCTTCCGCTTTATCTGATTGGACTACTTTATATGGAAACCATTCAGTCAATTCCTCTTTCAATTGATTCAAACATTCATAAAGATTTTCCCAATCGATGGGTGCAGCAGACCTAGTTTTTTTTCTAGATGCTTTATAGTTTGGAAAAAGCTCTTTACGCCAAGACTTTCGATCATCACAACATATAATTAATTCACCAAATTCGTTTAAAAACTTAGTTCTATATAGGCGTAATGTATTCAATACCGCAGGTCTAATTACATCCATATCTACAGAAGTAAATTTGGATGCCGACATATATGAACCAATAACGATCTGTGAAAAATCAACTAGCTGTGCCATCTTCTTCTATCATTTCGTATTCAGCCTCATCTTCTAACTCTTTTCGGACAGCTGCTTTTTGTGCTTTTACTTCAGGTGAATCTTCTATAGCATGTAAAAATTGTTGCCATTGTCCACTTCGTAAACTCCAATTATAAAACATATCAAAATAACTACGTTGTATTTTCAATAGATTTTGTACATCTTCATCCCAAAAATGTTCAATAGCTCGACCCAAAATATGTCCATGTACTTGTGCGTGTTTTTCTGGGTCTTCTTCGAATCCATACATCCAGGGAAAGTTTGCTCCTGTTTCGGGTAGTGCTCCAAGATTAGGAACAACTGATAAACATCCAGCACTGCAGGCCTCAATCAAAGTAAGACAACTTGTTTCCTCATAGATACTAGGGTATGACATA